CACCAATGATTGGAAACATGCACAAGAAGAAGCTGGCTATTTCAGAGACGAACGTCGTGAGTTGAAGCGTAAACTTTATCGAGCTGTTGCTAATGTCAACATTCTGGAGGGTATTAGGTTCTATGTCTCGTTCGCTTGCTCGTTTGCGTTTGGTGAACTCAAGCTTATGGAAGGATCCGCAAAGATTATCTCTCTTATCGCAAGAGACGAAAATCAGCATCTTGTCATTACTCAAAACATCCTCAACAAGTGGAAACAGGGAGATGACCCCGAGATGCAAGAAATTGCGAAGGAAGAAGAACCTGTAATCACCGAGATGTTCCGCAAGTGTGTGGATGAAGAGAAAGCCTGGGCAGAATACTTGTTCAGAGATGGATCTATGATTGGTCTCAATGATAAACTTCTCAACAACTATGTTGAGTGGATTGCAAATCGTCGTATGAAGGCGATTGGTTTGAAACCCATCTATGACATTCCCGCAAAGAACAATCCACTTCCCTGGACTGAACACTGGATTTCTTCTAAGGGTCTTCAGGTTGCACCACAAGAAACTGAGGTTGAGTCCTATGTTGTTGGTGGTATCAAACAAGATGTGAAGAAGGACACCTTCGCTGGATTCCAACTCTAAATAAAAATACGAACTGATTTGAATTAAACTTCATGGCTACTAGAACTAGTATTCCACGGGTAGTTTCTGAACAACTACCCGCAAACCCTTTTGCTTTTGAAGTACTTGCACTTGTATCTAAACAAAGAAGCAATGCAAAGAAAGCAGAAGTCCTTAGAACTTACTCCGATCCATCTCTACAGACTCTTCTGATCTGGAACTTTGATGAAACTGTCATCTCTGTTCTACCAGAGGGTCTTGTTCCATATTCTAGTGTTGGACAACAAAATGTCACTCAGGGAACACTGAGTTCCAATATCGAACGTGCAGTTGGAATGATGGATGAACTAGATTCCAATTCTATTGGATCTCAGGATATGGGTAGAACTTCTATCCGTAAAGAATATACCTACTTTTATAACTTCGTAAAAGGTGGTAATGATAGACTCTCTCAGAGAAAGAGAGAAACAATGTTTATCAATATTCTAGAAGGTCTTCACCCACTAGAAGCAGAGATTCTAATGTTGGTGAAAGATAAGAAACTTTCTGATAAGTATAAGATTTCTCAGAAAAATGTTGCGGATGCATATCCAGAAATTAACTGGGGTAACAGATCCTAAATATCTTTATAAAAGAAAGTAATTTACATCAATGGCATACCAAGGTATTAGTACTGGAACAATTCCTAATGATGGAACTGGTGACACTCTTGCTGGGGGTGCAAAAAAAGTCAATGAAAATTTCACCGAAATTTATAACTCCCTTGGTGATTTGGGTGTCATTGGAAATGCAGAACTGAGTCAAGTTTCATGTACTGGAATTATTACTGCATCCAGTTTTGTAGGAAACTTAAACGCAAATAGTTTAAACCAAGGGACTATCCCTAATGGTAGATTCCCTGCGACAATTCCTGGTGACTTGAGTGGTAATGCTGCAACTGCAACTCAGTTCTTCGACTCAGTTCTTGTTGGTGGTGTTCCCTTTAATGGTGCTTCCAGTATTAACCTCCCTGGTGTAAATATTGCAGGTGATCAAGATACTTCTGGTAATGCAGCAACTGCAACTCAGTTAGCAGCTTCGGTTAGTATTGGTGGAGTTTCTTTTGATGGTAGTGCTTCCATCGATCTTCCTGGTGTAAACACCGCAGGAAACCAAGATACATCTGGAACTGCAACAGTTGCAACTAGAGTAAGTGATACCGCTGCACCATCAACTGCAACAGATGCTGGTACTGCAGGAGAAGTCCGTTACGATGGTAGTTACATTTACGTTTGTGTTGCAACAGACACCTGGGTTCGTGCAGCTCTTTCTACTTGGTGATATTTAATTTTTAGTATGCAAAATTTTGTCAAACATTGTGTAAACAATGGTGGTGTAATTAAACCTCTCGTCATTCCATCAGGAGAAACAAATGGTACGGGTCTTTTCAACCCTACTATTTTTGTTGATGGCGATGAGATTTATGTAAATATACGTCATTGTCAATATACCCTTTATCATTCAGAACTCAATAGGTTTGAACACCAATGGGGACCTCTGTTATATTTGAATCCAGAAAACGATATTACCCTTACAACTACAAACTTCTTTTGCACTTTAGATTCTGATCTAAACATTGATAGAATCCATCGTGTTGATACTTCTAGTTTTGATAGAAACCCTCTTTGGGAATTTGTTGGACTAGAAGATTGTCGTATTGTAAAATGGGATAATAAGTTCTACCTTTCAGGTGTCAGAAGGGATCTTGACACTATTGGAACGGGTAGAATGGAACTATCCGAACTAGATATTTCACCAGATCGTGTAAAGGAAGTATCTAGATTTAGAATCCCTGCACCTGCACCAGATACTTCTTATTGTGAGAAGAACTGGATGCCTATCGTGGACAAGCCATTCCACTATGTGAAGTGGAGTAATCCCACTGAAGTCGTTCGTGTAGACACTTCTAAGGTCGTTACTACAACAACTCACCTAGGATCAGAAAGAGACCTATCCCATGACCTTAGAGGTGGGTCTCAGGTGATTCCATTTAAGGATGGGTATCTTGCAATTCAACACGTCACCTATCTCTATAGAACAGAACAACAACGTAAGAACGCAACCTACCGACATCAATTTACATACTGGGATAAAGACTGGAATGTAATCAAACGTTCTAAGATCTTTGACTTTATGGATGCAAAGATTGAGTTCTCTTGTGGTATGTCTCAGTATGGTGATGACTATCTAATCACATTTGGATTCCAAGATAACGCTGCATATGTTTTGAAAGTTCCTGGGAACGTACTGGAGGATTTTATAAATGATTGACCAAAGATTACAAGAATATATTCAAGATCCTTCTAATCCAGATCTTAATTACAATCTTGCATTAGAATATAAGAAAGTAGGTCAGAGTGCCGCTGCAATCTCATACTTTCTACGTGCTGCAGAGAGAACTAAGAATTTGAACTTCTCTTATGAATGTCTGATTCATATTGGAGAGTGTTTTGATCTTCAGAAGAATCGTGCAAATGCGGTGACGGGTGCATACAAACATGCAATCGCAACTCTCCCGCAAAGACCTGAAGCATATTATATGCTTGCAAACTATCAAAACTGGAATCAACAATATCAAGATGCGACATATCTTACAGAAATTGCTCTCAAAATGTGTGATTTCGATTCCGTACCTTTTAGGACTAAGTGTAGGTACCCTGGTCGTTGGGGACTTCTGTATGAAAGGACTATTTCCTATTGGTGGTGGGGTAAGTCTGCCGAATGTAGAGCAGGATTACAAGAACTTGTCGATAACCACTGGGACGAACTAGATGGTTACCATAAAGAAACTGTAGAAGATCGTCTCTGTAGACTTGGATGTGGTCCAGAGTCACAAGCATTTACTTACTATCATAAGAGTAGTCATCAATATCTAAGATACAAGTTCCCTGGATCCGAGAATATCGAAAGAAGTTATTCCCAGGTTTATCAGGACATGTTTATTCTTTCCGTTCTAGATGGAAAGAGAAATGGAACTTTCCTGGAGATCGGTGGTGCAACGCCGTATCATGGAAACAATACTGCACTACTTGAACAAGACTTTGGGTGGACTGGTGTATCCATTGAATATAAACAAGAATTCGTTGACCAATATAAACAGGCGAGACCTACTACAATCTATTGTCTAGACGCACTAGACACAGATTATGACAAGTTTATTGCAGAAAATTTCGAGTCGGATACTATTGATTATCTGCAACTTGACATTGAACCTGCAAGGAATACATATTCTCTACTTCTTAAGATTCCATTCGAGAAGTATAAGTTCCGTGTGATTACATATGAACATGATCACTACGTTGATGTAACCAAAGAATGTCGTAGAAAGTCTAGAGAGTATCTGCAATCTAAGGGATATGTTCTTGCAGTCAGTGATGTGTCACCTGATGGAAAGAGTAACTTTGAAGACTGGTGGGTGCATCCAGATCTGGTAGATCCAGAACTTCTGAAGAAGATGCAGAACACTAAGAACTATACAAAGAAAGCAGAGACACACATGTTGTCTCAGGATATTCCCCCAGAACCAGAACCCGAAGATAAACCAGTGTCTTTCAGTGTTGCATCTAAGAATAGTGTATGGATTGTAGACAACTTCTATGATGATCCAGATGCAATCAGGGAGTTTGCTCTGAGTCGTGAGTTCGATGAGGGCGGATTTGGTAGAGGATATATTGGGAGAAGAACTAAACAACAATATCTGTTCCCTGGACTCAAAGAGAGATTTGAGTCAATCATGGGTAAGAAGATCTCTGCATGGGAAGATCATGGTATGAATGGTCGATTCCAA